ACCTAAAGATGATTTTGAATATAATGCAAACTATTCTAATTCGGTTTTATTTGATAATAAAACACAAACAGCAAATATTTTAAATCCTAATGACAATATTTTGGCATATAAAACGGATGGTGTTTTTGATAAAAGTTTAAAACAAATGACAGCACTAATGGATTCTATTAATAAAGGAATTTACAAAATGTCTTCAGTTTTAGAAACAAACGAAAGCATGAAAGGACCATCAATTAATATTGCTGCATCACAAGATAATGGTGGAAACTATAAAGATGTAATATTAAGTGGTAGTAGAGATTCAATTTACGAATTAAGAAATAATTGGTGGAGAAGTACAACAAGTATCCGCGATTTTGCTTAAGTATAATATAAGATATGGGAAATATTTCAAAAAGTACTTTATATAAAGAAGTGAGTAGACCTTTTCCTATTTCACTTCCTTTTCTTAGTTTTAAGAGTACAACCAAATTGGAACCCGTTGGTAGCGGATTAATCGATGTTGTAAATTCATTTAAATGGAAAAATTATGGTTCTGCTAGTGAAGTCCCATCAATTCTTTTAGATGAATATGAATTAAGTTTTGGTACTTGGGCGGCAAATTTAGCAAGACTTATGAAAATATATAATGAAAGTGGTAATCTTGATCCATATCTTCCTTTATATAGTGTTGATAATAAAAATACAAATAGATTCAAATATCATATACCATACCTTTTAGGTGATGGGGCTAAAATTAGAACTATCCAAAACGAGTGGGGTAAATTTGAAGGCGGTATTGATAAAATGTTTAAAAGTACACGCGGCGGCAAATTAGATACTTTAGGACAAGTGGCAGGGTTTGTTGCTAGTGGACTTACACCTGGTATAGGATTTGAAGAAATTTATGAATATAAAAATACTTCTTTAGAAGAAATTACTGTTACCTTTCCTTTGTATAATACTGGATCAGTCACTGATGCTTATAAAAATTATAATTTTGTCACTTTATTAACTTTTCAAAATTTAAAAACTAGAACTTCTTTTTTAACATATATACCACCTAGAATTTACACCGTTTCTACTAATAATTGTTTAGGTGGTTTATATTGGCCTGTGGCAGTAATTTCTAGACTTTCGATTGAAAGTATTGGTACTACCAGAGAATTAAATGAATTTGGAGGAAGACCGATTTTAATGCCAGAGGCATTTAAAATAAGTATTACGCTTAAACAAATAGTATCAAACAGTTCTAATATTTTTGAAGGAGCAGTTGGTGGTACTAAAGTAGATGTAACGGTAGTAGCTAAAGATGAAGCACAAGAAATATTTAATAATATAGCAAATTATTTTAGTTAAAATGCAAAATCAAAATAATATACCAGACTTACCAAAATTATCATTGTATAGATATGAAAATTTTTTCAATATCTATAATGATGAAAAAAGTGATGTTAGATTTTATAATCTATTAAGAAATATTAGTATTTTTCCAGCTACAGATACTTCAGTGGAAGAAGATTATATTGTTGAATATGGTGATACTTGGGGTTACATTTCATACAAAAAATATAATACTTTAGATTTATGGTGGTTAATTTGTGCATACAACCAAATACAAAATCCGATTGATATGCCTGATTCTGGTACTAAAATAAAAATTTTAAGATCTGATTATGTATATCCTATTATAGGATCTCTTTTGAATCAAATTCAATCTTAAGAAATTTTTCTATATCAAAATAAAAACGTACATCAATAAATTTTTTTAATCTTTTATTTAATTTCGAAGTTGTATAACAATATATAATATTATCTACTTTTATAAAAAAGAGTTCAGGCAAAGTTTTTTCAAAAATATATAATTCTAATTCAATATTTTGATTTTCATCTAAAAAATATTGAAATTCTTTTTCAGAAATATCTTGTAATTTATTATGTTCAACCAAATCTAATATTTTATTTTCGAAAGTTTCCCATAAGCCTTTTTTATTTTTAGTAGAAAGATTATATATTGACCAAATACTTTGATATTTATATATCATATCTTCATTTGTTTTTCGATTGTTCTCTGAAAATATATCTAAAGATGAAACTTTCATATTTCTAATAAGTATTTATTAATCATGGGAAGAAAAAAAAAGGAAGACGCTGAAAACGATAATATAAACGAAATACCATTAGAAGATATTATGGTAGATGCTTCCTTTTATAAAGGAAACGAAAATCTTTTAAGAGGAAATTCTCAGTTCAAATGGACTGATAAAATGATTGATGAGTTAAAACTTTGTAACAAAAGTATCTTACATTTTGCCGAAAATTACTTTTTTATTACAACTCTCGATGAAGGAAAAAAGAAAATAGAACTTTATAAATATCAAAAAAAGCTTTTAAAAGCATTTAAAAATAATCGTTTTAATATAGTTCTATCAAGCCGTCAATCAGGAAAAACAACAACAATTACTATATATGCTTTATGGATAGTGTGTTTCCAATCTGATAAAAGGATTACTATTGTTGCTAATAAAGAATCAACAGCAAAAGAAATTTTTGCGAGAATTAAAATGGCATTCGAACAACTTCCTGTTTGGATGAAACCTAGTGTAAAATCATGGCGAAAAGATGGTTTTCAGCTTGCCAACGACTCTGCAATTACTGTTAGTACGACATCTTCTGCTGGTCCTCGCGGATCTACCAGTAATCTTTTGATTATTGATGAGATGGCACACTGTCCTAATGAATTGATGAAAGAACTTTGGAAGTCTGCTATTCCTATTATATCATCTTCTAAAAAATCACAAATTGTTGTTATTAGTACTGCAAACGGAACAGACAATAAATTTTATGAACTTTATCAGGAATCGCAAAAAGAAAATAGCGATTGGCATTTGGAAGTGGTTAATTGGTGGGATGTGCCAGGTCGTGACGAGGAATGGAAACGTGAAACCGTGTCAGCAATGGGATCAAAAGAAGACTTTGATCAAGAGTTTGGAAATGTTTTCCATGAACCAGGAAAAACTGCAATAGATTCAGAACTTTTAGAAGAATTAAAAAGTCAAAGTACAGATCCTGTATTAGTGTTAGATAATGGAAATTATAAAATTTTTAAAGAACCAAATCCAGAAAGTTTTTATGTTATAGGTGTGGACGTAGGAGAAGGAATTGGTAGGTCTAATACAGTAGCACAAATTTTAGATGTTTCGGATTTAACGTCAATCAAACAAGTTGCTGTTTATTCAACAAATCAAATGAGTCCTTTTCATTTCGGTACTAGATTAATGGGTATATTAGATGATTGGGGAAGACCTCCAATACTAGTTGAAAACAATAATAATGGTCAACAGGTTCTAGATGTTTTATGCCACACTCACAATTATGAATCCGTAGTTTCTTATTATTTTGATGGATTTAGTAAACATTACAATAAAGAAAATAGATTCGGCATTCATAATCATACAAATACAAGATATAAAGGAATTACTAATTTAAGATATTGGATTAACAGTTTAAAAGCTGTACAGTTCCATGATATTGAAACTCTTTTAGAATTGCAAAATTTTGTTAGATTGCCAAATTATACATTTAGTAAAAGAAAAGACGATGATTTAGATGATAGAGTTTTTGCTTTAGTTTGGGCTTTATTTATATTAGATCCTACAGTCGCTTCAAAATATTATCAAATTGTCGATACTGATGATCAAGGAAGACCTCTAAAAATAAAACCTTTAGTTGATAATACAGAATTGATAAAAAAAAGTCCTTTGTTTTATGGTCAAGTTTCTAATTTTAAAAAAACCGCAAATACGAATAATTCTTTTGCTTATGTTGGAAAATTTGATCAAAATTTACCAGCAACTGTACATCAAGATATGTCTGAACTTCAAAGCTGGTTATTAAGGTGGGGTACTCCCACAGAAGAAAAAAAAGAAGAAAAGGGCGAAAATGATAAGTTATTAGGAGAAGAATATAGACCAGTAATGGTGTTTTAATTTATGAATCAAGCAATTTTAAACAAATCACGTAATGATAAATTTCTATTAGTATTAGACATACCAATAGAATTAAAAAAAAGATTTGATGCAGTTTTAGGAAAAAAATATAATGCCGATACGATTCAGTTTACAACCTTCGGATCACCTGTTCCTGCTGTTTCTGTTCCTAGTATTGATGTTCCTTATGATGGACAAGTATACAAAGCATCATCATTATCTCGTCCATCATATCAACCTTTAAATATTAGATTTTTTGTTGATAATGGTTATCAAAATTATTGGCTTATATGGCAATGGTTAAATATGTTTAACAATGCAAAAGAATCTACATCATTAATTGGTGTAGAAGAAGTACCAAGAGGAAATCGCATTGATGTTAATTTAGGTATATCTATGAAAGATTTGGTATCTATTTTTAGCATTTATGCTTTAGACGAATATAATAATAAGATTATTTCTTTTACATACAATCATGCATTTCCTGTATCTTTAGGAGAAATTAACTATTCACATCAAGATCCGTCTGAAATTACTTCTGTTGTGGGATTTGCTTTTAATCAATTGGAAGTAAAACTTTTGAAAAACGTAAACGAAGCTACGTGTTAATTTTTTATGGCTACTTTTGATCTTAATAGTACAGCATCAGATTTTACTGCGGGATTAAATCCAGGAAATGCTACTACACCTATTGAATATTGGGATTCGCAAAAACAACAAAGAAGATTTATACATCAAATTCGTGATCAATTTTATTACATTGAAATTTGGTTATACAACCAAATTGAAGGTCAAAAACCATTTCCTGTTCCTTTCTATTTTGTAAATTCTTTAGCGATTGAAGAAACTTTAATGGATTGGTTTGTTAAAGGCTGGATTGTTTTTAATAATAATTTTGAAATATTAGAAAGAGGATCAAATAGTAGAGGTTCTGGTACAACTGCCAAAGATAAAATTGATGCTCCATACATTTTTAGAACTGATGGAAGAAACAGAATTTCTATAAAAATTTATCCTATACCAAATAATCAAAATTATAGTATTAATATAGGTCAAAGCGAATCTGAATTACCTAAAAATAAATGGGAAATGTCTTTTGATTGTGTGATATATGATGTTGAAGATTTACCTACAGGTAGTTCTCAAGTAAAATTAAGAAAATTTTATTTTTGGGATGAAAGGTATCAAATCTTTTTAGAAAAAAATATAGAATGGTCAACAAGTAAAGGCGAAAATGCATGGACACTACCTGATAATAAAAGAGGAATGTCAGCAAATAAGGCATTATTAGATTTAATTGAAACTGCTTCTTTAAAAGATCCAAAAAGCTCTTTTGAAAATCCTGCTAATATTATTAAAGTAGGATACTATGAAGGGGGAAGAATCGATAACCCAACTATTGCTTTAAATTATAGTGATTTGTCTTGGGATATGGGGGCTAATACAACTATTACAAAAAAATTAGTTGATAATACAGAAATTTCTTATAATAACGATTTAATATTTTATACATCACCAGCAAATAATAATGTTTTAGATGACATAGAATATATATTATCTAATGTAATATCTAAAGAAGGAAATCCTGCATTTTTAAGATTTGGTCGTTCTACTGAAGATAAAGTTTGGAATTTGATAGGATTAGAAAAATATTTCCGTGATGCGGAAAAAGAACAAGTGGAAAGACTTTTTATTGAAGATGGAGTTGAACCAACAAAACCATATATTCCTAGAGCACCATCAGATTTTAGTAGTGATATACAAAATTTTATGTCTGGTATTGCGTCTAGAATTCATCAATATAAATTTTCACCAATGGTGGCAGTAGATGACAATAGAATATTAAATAGTCCTTTACATCATTATGATTTTACAACTGGTAGATTTAATATTTTTTATGGTGAAAATACAGCAAAAGAGGTTATAAATCAAATGACTAATGCGGGAAAACAAGGTCTTCACTCTTTAAAGCAAGCCAGTTCCCATGTACTTTTAAATTTAAATCAAACTAAAAATACTGGTATTATGTTAAATAATATGTTTTCCCCCAAATCCTTCATTCCAACGAATTTTCCAAAAATTCAGATGATGAAAGATGCTTTGTATTTAAATGAATCTTTATGTTTTGTTACAAATGGATTGACGATTAGATCTCCAGGTCGATTTATATTCATAGATCACGTAAATTCAAATGAAGCTAATCCATTTGATGATAGATTTTTAGGCCAATGGATGATTACAAAAGTTGTACATCTTTTTACTCAAGATAATTATGTTACAGAAGTCGTGGCTAATAAAATTGATGCGTTTAGTCGTTTATGGCCAAATGAAGATAAAAATTTATGATTAGTAAAGAACAATTAAAGGCAAAATTAGAAAGAAGTAAAATTCAAGAGTTGCAAGGATCTAATAGAAATCCTTACCCAAGTACATTACAAATGGCTAAAAATTTGGGATCTTCTGTTGTGAGAAATATTCAAAGTGTAGCAGCAGGTAATGATTTAAGATTATCGGAAGATGATGCAAATCGACGTTTAGCAATTTGTCAACAATGTGAATTTTTTAGAGAAGATCAAAAAAGATGTGGAAAATGCGGATGCTTTATGTCTGTTAAAACATATTTAAAAGCAGAAAGATGTCCTATCGGTAAGTGGTAAAAAATTTTTTTAAAATTTCAGTCGCATGAAAATCTAAGATTTTTTTATCATGGTCTGAATTTTCATTTAAACTATCCCAATTTAAATGGTAGTCTGCTAACTTTTTAATAATATTATTATTAATTCTTTCTGTTTCATTAGCATCAAAAATATTTTTTCTCTCAATAAAAATTAAAAAACCATTTGCTTCATTTTTTAACCAATACATTTCGTCTTGAGGATATTCAACATATCGAATATCGGGTATTATGTTTATTTTTCCTTTAATTTTTTCAAAACTATCAATAAAGTAACGTCCTTCGGTTTTATTTCTCATCAATTTACCATATTCTATCAAAAGTGGACGAATTAGTTCTTTTTCTTCATTATTTTCAGTAAAGGAATCTAAATTAATATTAATTTTTAACAAATCTTTTAAATCTTGTTTTACTTTATCTCCTGCTATAGATCTGCGAATTCCTTCTAAATTGTAGGAATTTTTTAGAACTCTTATCAAAGCCCTACATAATGTGTCTTTACCTGACCTAGCAGCACCAGCAATACCTATAATATCATGGATTTTTGAGTCTTCAGGCATAAGTTTTTAAAGGATATATTGTAACAACTTTTCTTTAAAAGTAAATATTTTATTATGGCAACATCAGGAATTACTCTAAAACAACTAGAAAAAAACACAAAATTAAAAAAACAAGTTTTAGATTTTTTAAAAAATCAATTAATAGGGCCAAATCGTATTAACAAATATGCTTGTGTTTTAGGTGTTTTATGGAAAGGATATGATGCTTTAGGTGATACGTTTTCTTACAATGGTCAACAAACCTATGGAGTATCAAAAACAACAATAGATTATGTAAAAAATGTTGTAGCTCGACAAAACTTTGCATACATTAAAAAAAATGTAAAATATGAAGAGTTTTTAATACAGTATTTGGTAAAAACTCCAGGATGGCAACAAATGACATCCCAAACAGAAGGAGGAGGAACAGGGGCTGATGCGAATCCTGCTTATGATAGCAAGGTTGGATTTTTAGGATTCCAATTACCTTTATTACCTAATAATCCATTATCAGGATCAGAAAAAGATTCACCACCGTTATGTGAACAACTTTTAAATAAAATACATCCTGATTTTACCGACAATTTAGAAAAATTTTGTGGTCTTATAAAAAGTAGAGCTTATTTAGCTTTACCTGCTATGGCGTTTGGTTCTTTACAACGTGTAGTTGCATCAATCAACGGTGTAGTAGGTGCTTTTCAAAAAATAATTGGAGCAATTTACCGAGGTGTTATGCGAATCATACAACAATTTTATGCTTATATAAACGGTATTATTGCAGAAATTCAAAGATGGTTAATGTGGGTTATAGAACAAATTATTCCTTTAGATTTGATATGTTTGATTCTTGAAACAATACAAGTTTTGTTAGATGATATTAATTTCTTTACATCTCTTTTTTCGCAATCTGGGTCTATATTCAGTTATTTAAATCAAATTCAAAATTTTATAAATATAGCATCCAGTGCTTTAACTAATCCTTTAACGTTTTTATATTCTTATCTTCCACCAGAAGTTGTACAGATTATAGATTTAGTAAATCAAATTGGTACTGATCCTGATGGGTTTTTAACAGACATGCTAACAAATTATGGCTATTCTTATGTAGCAGAAGCTTTAAAAGGAAATATTGTTGCCGCATTAGTAGATAAATATGGACCACAATTTAGAGCTATTGGTCCAATATCTAACTTTATTAGTCAATTTGGAATTAGTGAGGTATCTGCATACTATCCACCTACTCCAGCAATAATCGGTCAATCTTGGGGTGCTGGTAATGATAGAGATGCTGTAGTAGATGTAAACTCAAATCCTATTGATGGTGCGTATAAAATAATTGAGCAAACAAGTCAAAACGTTTCCGATGCCGTAGGAGATTTAGGAGATGCTGTAAGAAATGTGGGAACAGTTTTAGGCGATGAAGCAGAATATATTAAAAAAATTCCTAAAAAAGTAAGTGATGGAATTAAAGATGTATTTGATACGTAACATTTAAAATGAACAAATATTACGGAAATTATCTTGGTATAGTTGTAGGTTCTGGTGATGATCCTGAGAACAGAAATCGTGTACAAGTATGGATTCCTCATATTACAAATACTTTATATGATGGTTGGAACAATAAACCAAGTGTAGGAACTATTGATTTTTTTAATTTTAAAGAAGGAATTAATATACCTGATCCTGATTTAATTACAAGAATTAGAAACGTATTACCTTGGGCTGAATGCGCCTCTCCGTTATTTGGTGGAGGTTCTCCAGTAACTCAAAATTTTTCAACTGGTCAATCTTCAATTGATGCTGGAAATGCTTTGCAATATGATGATGAAGTTTTATCTGAAGAAGATACTTTGGTGCCAGGAAGTGATGTGGATGATATTTTAGAAGTTAGTCCAGAAGCAACACCATTTCAAGAAAATTTACCACCAATTCCAGATACTCCAGAAAACAATGCACCAAATAGTGGAAACGATTTACCTCCAGTAGAACCTCCCATGCCTACAGTAGAAGGATCTGGACAAACGGAAGTGGTTTTACTTGATGGTACAACTGTTGTGGACGCAAATACAGGAGACTACATTCGTTCTTTAACAACTCCAAATGATGAAGATATAACCTTTCCTACTCCTGCAACAAGAACGGATCCATCAATTCAAGATACAGGTCAAACACCAACAAAAATACCAAGTATTAAAGCACCTGTAGTAAATCTTAACAATCTTTATAAAACTGCTACAAGTACGGCGAGAGGAAAATGTATCGATGATGGTAGTACAGGATTATGTTTAAAAGGCGTAAGTGTTTGGAGCTATGCTTTAACAAAAGATGAATATTTTCTTACTGCTACTGGAACAAATGCTAATGCGATTAATACAGGCAGAAGTGCCTATTTTCAAGATTCTAATCTTTATGATAAAAGAATTGATCTTCCTAATAACTATATACCTGTAGTGGGTGATATAGTATCAGATAAAAATCACATCATTACATATTTGGGTAATGATAAAAACGGTAAACAAGTATGGTATAGTGATTTTAAAGATAGATCTCCTTCATATTATGTAGAAACTGGTAGATGGAACAATCCACAACTAATAAGATTAAATGATGACGGACTAAAATTAGTAGATAAAAATCCTGACTTGGCATTAAGTGAAGGGTATGTTGATGCCGTTAATCAGTATCGAGATGAATCGTCATCACAAGACCAAAGCCGTCCAGTTGAACCAGATGATTTTGCAGGTTCTACATTAGCTGCTGCTGGAAATGGTGGTTATGACGGAACATCAACAGGTACATATTCTGTACCAGATGTGGGTTCAAAGGTTTGGGTATTTTTTCATGGTGGAGATATACAAAAACCAATTTATTTTGCACAAGCACTTGATCCATCATCATTTGATCAAACAACACAAGGAACATAACATATGAGCGTAAGCGTAACAGAACAAAACGGTAACAATAAATTTAAAAGAAGAAGAGCTATAAAAACAAGAGCAGGTGGCTTAACTTTTGATGAAAACGTATCAACAGATGATGGTTCAGAAGTTCCATCCAGAAACGATTCTGTAAGATTAGATCATTCATCTGGAAGCTCGGTTACATTAGCATCTGGGGGTGTTGGTATAGCTTCTGTAGGAGATGTTTCGTTTAATGCTGCTGGTAATGCTCATATTACAGCAAAAGGTACTATACAAACCACAGCAGAAGGTAGCATTAGAAATTATGCACAAGGAGATATAGTTGATGTAAGAGGTAAACAAAATGATACACAACTTGAAGCTGCAAAAAAAATGCAAGAAGGTGTCAACAGTATAGAAAAAGCAAAAGCTAATAAAATTAAAAGTACTAAAGGAGACGAAGTATTATGTCCAACATGTTCTAAAGAATATCTCACAAATAGGAAAAGTGGATTTGGATCAAGAGCATTTAAAACTATCAGAAAATATACACCGCCTTATTTTGGATTTGCCATAGATATTCTTCAATGGCTTTATAATAATTTGGTTGCTCCGATGTTAGATATAGTATCAGGACAATCTCTTTTGGGAGGAACATGTGGAAATAAAGGATGTAAGAATGGAAAAATAGAATCTCCGAAAAAAAAATTAGAAGCAGGTAACGAAGAAGCTGTTAGAGTCGCAGAAGGCATTTCTGAAGAAATGAATGAAAATGCTTCTAAATTGAAAGGTGGAAATGTTGTTGATGTTTCTTCAGGGGATAGAACAATAAGAGCAGGATTAGTCATGAATGATGCACCTGCTTATGTTGATACCGATACATATCACAATGAAGAATTCCGACATGAAAAAGATACAATTACTGGTGCATATTTTGCAGCAAGCGGTAAAGGTAATGCTAAAAGAGTAGTTCGAACCGTTCCGCATCATACTGTTGGTAATTTAAATTTAGAAGCTACCAACAGATTATTATTAGTAGCTGGTAGTCCAGGCTTCGGTATAGAAACCAAAGGACATGGCGATTTACAATTTGGAAGTTTTACTATTAGTGCAGGAGAAGCAGAAGCCGTCATAGCATCAAAAAATAAAACTGTTATTAAAGGTAAAAATGTAATAATAGATGCCGAAGATAGAAGTGGTACTGAAGGTATTAAACTTCAATCCCCTCATACAAGAGTGGCAGGTGCTTTACACGTAGATGGAAATATGTCTATGATTGGAAGTCTATCAATAGATGGTAATTTGTCTGCACCTTTTTTGAAGGTTCCTTCGATGAGACTTCAAACTGCGAAGTCAGGATCTACTAAAAGTGTTGCAAATGATGCAGAATGGCTTGGCTCTGCTCAATCTATTACTGCTGCTGATAAAGCTTTGCAAGTGATTGTACGAGACATTATGCCAGGTCAACAACTAGATTTAGATTGGATTTTTACTCAAGCATTTGAAATTTTTAACTTAGCAAGAATTAGTTTATTAATAGAACCCGTTCCTACAGGTTTTGCGTTTTTCTTTGGATGTCCTCCGACATGTCCTCCTATGATTTTACCAATTTGGAATTGGAAACATACTCACACAAAATGCCCAGGATCGCATACTCATGATCATACCGTTCCTAAAGGAAATTATTACGATGATCGTGAAGCATGGGGGAATGCAAGAGATGATGCCAGTTCTGTGCCTACTCCTGCTAATGATAAGGGTGATGGTTTAACCCCAGGACCAAAATCCAACGGTGGAGCGTGTGGAGGGGGTGGATTTGGTTTTGGTTCACCTAATAGCAATGCTTCAAAAAATAGATTATTAAGAAATCAAAGTTTTGGAATTAATAGCGGAGATGCTTATGGTGATTATGATTTTGTTAATATAATGCCATTGAGTGGAAATTTTGGTTATGATGAAGATGGCAACATTACACCTATAGATAAAGTTAACTTTAGTGTTAACTTGGAAGGTTGTGCGTTGTTTGATTTTAATAACAGTACAGATTTGACTAATTCTACAAATCCAACTCCAAATGACCCATCAAAAGATGGATTGAATGACTGCTAACTATAATTTGGAATCTTATCAACAAGCATAGCTTCTGACAAAGCCACATAATTTTGTGGCTCTTCATCAAAAGTTAAAGTATAACGAGTAGTAATGGGGATATTTAATTTTTGAGAAATATAATCTCTTTGATCGTAATAGTATTTTATAAATTTCTTTTCTGTATAACTTATATTATTTCCATTAGCATCTTTAGTAGTTACAGTTCTACTAGCTTCTAT